CCGTTTCGGCAAAGTCCCAATTCTCATCTGCAAGCAGGCGCGGCTGGAAAGAATGACAGTAGATTGCAGCTATATCTTTACCCATAAAGTCAAAATCAGAAATCAATTCGCAAATTTTCATATCACGTGCAAATTCGATCTGTGGGCCATGCAAGGTTTCATATCCAATATGAATTATTGTTGATTCTCCAATCGGAGCCTGCTTTACAGCCTGAACAAGTACCCTTTTTATATCTTTTGCCTTTTTATCGACAGACTCATCAGCGAGACAAATCCATTTTGCGCAGAAAGGCATTTCTATCTCATCAATGAATACGTTTATAGTACTAAGTTCATCATTGCTAAAAGTGCATAACTTTGCGTTGCAAACCATTGTATAACTTCCAAACGGATCATACTGGTCATCTAATAAGGAATTTAATTGAGGAGAAGGATATTTCACATGCCACTTTCTTAAGTGGTTATCCACCCGTTCCATATCAATTAAGTTAGCCTGAACCAAAATATCATCGCTCTCACATACTGCAAACTTACCTTTCACAAGATGATCAGAGCCGTAAATTTTTGCTACAGCACCGAGAAGCACATCGATACGCGTTTTGACTATTTCAGTTTTGAAAATCACATCAAAAAAAACTGGCTTATGGTATCGAGTAAT